TTTTTTTTTATTTTCAAAACTATTAACATATCGCTTAGTTTTGACTAAACTCTTGAGTGAGTGAGTGAGTGAGTGAGTGAGGGACTCAAGTGAGTAACTAAGTGAGGGACTCCCTCAGTTGTTGGGTTTACCCCCCCCCCCCCAAAGTATATATTAGTGAGTGAGTGAGTGAGTGACTCCTCATCACAAAAAAAATAATTATTTAATTTTCTTTTTTAATCAATTGTCATTTCTGTTAGTAATGTTTCAATTATTTTCAATTGATCACTATCTAAATTGTTAATCCAACAATTTCTTCTATCTATAGTTACTTTATCTCTTGTTTCGAATTTTTTTATGATTCGTTCAATTCTTATTTTTCTGTTTAGTTCTTCTAACAATATATTTGTTTTGTTCATGACTATATATTATTCAAAAAAATATTTTAATTCAATAAATAATTAAATCATTTTTAGAAAATCAGCTATTGCTTTTATTTTCTCTTCATCTATTTCTTTTTCTTCTTCTTCATCAAATAGTATATTATCGGGTCTTTCTTCCACTTGAGACGAACTTATAACATTGAGTTCGTCTGGAAGACTTTCAGCTTGCTGTAAAGTTTCCACTGGAGAATCCGTATCGCAGTGCTGTATAGCGCTAGAAAAGATCGGTTTCTCCAGAATACCGCCAGGTAGCAACTTATGAACCCGCCAGCGGTCTGCGGACATCTTTGATCTGTCCGGTTCAAAGTTTGCGAATACGAGGCAGTGAGGTCTGTTAAACATCACGGATTGCCCTTCGTATTTTAAGGAGGTAACTTTTCCGTTCTTTACGCACTCTAGAGAAGTATAGATACTGGCAAAGTTTTCTGCTTGCCTTGGCATGTCAAGGATAAAGCAGCGTTGATCCCAGCCATTCTTTTTGGCTGTAGCAATCATCATAGCGAAGTCTTTGTGACCTCCTGTGTATTCCATTGAGAATGCTTGGTTAGTTGATTCTAACCACTGTGACAACCAGGTTTTACCTGTGTTTCCTACAGGATCGTAGAACCAGTGAATAGTCCGAGCATCGGGCTTACTTTCAATTAGTTCTATAGCTTCCAAGTGCCATGGCAAATTGGGTCTATCGATCTGTACGTCCACGGTTTTACCTGGCTTACAATTGAAGAGTGCAATGACGCCTAGTGCGTCTCCTACCTTCTTACAATTGTTTATAAGTGCATCTTGCACGTTTTCATTGTTCCAAACATCGACAGCCACATTCTTCTTTTCAAGGAGATCTGCATTGGCTGCGTCTTCTTTGGCAATGTAAGCAACTTGGTTATACCAGTGTACAACTGTGTTAACTGGTTGCAGGTTAGGATGTTGAACTATGTTTTCAACAACTACATCGAATTTACGACTATCTAGCGTATCTATTCGTTTTCCTACATCTATTAGCACATGTGTATGTGGGTGTTCTACACCAGTTGCGTTTCCTGTTTCGTGAGCAACTCTAATGAATTTTAAAGGACCCTTATTGATCACTTCTGTAAGCTTATTAATAAGCCATTCTTTGTCAATATGAATGTGTGTGTATGTCAATAGGAATTTTTGTCCTTGGAATCTGAATTTTTTATCGGCCATAAGTGAGGGACTGAGGGACTGAGTGAGTGACTATATAATAGTGAAAAAAATATTTTTAATTAATAATTAATTAATTAGAATGTTAACATTCTGGACATTCCCATACCTTGGTGTGGCATGCCAGATCCAGCTCCTTGGGTCAAACTACGAAATGGTACATTTCCTGAAGTACTTTGTAATCCTCCAAGAGCGGTTCTTAATATCGTTGCAGGATCCATGTTAATGATTCCTCCGATTTGCCTTCCTACATTCATTATGGCACCAGCATTATCGCCAATGGCGTTAATTACTCTGGTTATAATGGAAGGAGAATCAGAAGGCTTTATAGGCTTTTCTGCAGCCACAGATTTAACAACTTCTTGTACTTTATTGTATCCAACAATATCAGAGTGAGAATCTGTTTTACCAACTGCTTTGGTACCGATATACTCTAATGATTGGAAGAATTCCCATTCATAGGTATCTCCAGCTACTCCTTCAACAACGTGTGAAAATATATAGTTTCCACCAGTAGGAGTTGGAGAGTTACTATATTCTATATCTCCAGGTGCAACAGGCCCAGAATAATTGATGCAAGTCCAATCGTATTCAGGTCTAGTTCTTTCAAGGTTTTCCTTGTTAAATAATGCACTTGGTGTAACGCTATCTTGATCTTCATGATCTTGAGCTTCAACTGATGAAATGATGCCATTTCTAGCATCTTCTCTTCCGGTGTATCTAATACGTAATCCGGCTGACACTAATCTAGCTTGAACAAGCCCAGTTGAGAAGTCAGTGATACTATATGGTAATTTTGCCATTGCCGAAGGTGTTATATTAGTGAATGCTGAGCATACAGTCGCTATTGTACCGACTGATGTACTAGTAGTGCTTCTTACGCATACAGTTTCACTACCTGAAGTAGGTCTCGCATTAACGAAGCCTACACCAGTTGTTCCTAATACCATAGTTCCTCTAACAAAAGCATGGACTTTTTGGGACTTTAATGGATAATCTGATGGAATACAGGCTCCATAGCTGTCGTAAGGATTAAGTAATGAGAGTAAGTAGTGCTGAGTACAATCAGCCATTTGTATAACTCCTCTTTTAACTCCTCTTCGTACGGCTCTGTTAACCCTAACTTTTCGGTTACCACCTCTAGCACGGGCTTTTGCTCTCTTTCTAGCATATGCTGCTTTTTGTTCTGCGGTATATTGACGTTTTGACATGTTGTATACATATAGAAAACATTTTATTTTTAAAAAATAAATAATTAATTGCCGGCGTAATCAATTAATTAATCTTCGTAGTACTCATTTAACACATTAAATCAAATATAAATAGTACACGACCTAGACGTGGGAAATATACTTAGAGCATGTTAGTAGCATCAGTGTTTTTCACTTTATTGCAAAACACTGATGCTACTAACATGCTCTAAGTATATTTCACGCGTCGGGGCGTGCGTCAACACTAAAGTGTGTAACACGTTGACAGCTCTATACACGCCCCCGCCAGTAATTTACAAAATCGTAAATTAATCAGTATGCATCTACATGCTCTTCGGTCATTTTAAATTGTCTTTTTAAATGACTTTGGCCATAATAAATTATCAGTCGTTAATCTGATAACAAAACGATAACAACTGATTGTTATTGTCCGCTTTGCTTTTGCTTTTAGTTTATTTTATAACTAGTAAAACTACATGTTTTACGTAATCTATAAGTCCTCTTATAACACCCTTTTTAATCATCTTAAAAAAGGGTATACTATAATAACAAATTTCAAGTCGTTTATCTCCGGAAATTTTTTTTTATTTTCAAAACTATTAACATATCGCTTAGTTTTGACTAAACTCTTGAGTGAGTGAGTGAGTGAGTGAGTGAGGGACTCAAGTGAGTAACTAAGTGAGGGACTCCCTCAGTTG